AGGACGGCATCCAAGCGGTGCGGATGGTGTTGCCAATCTGTTATTTTGACTCCAGATGCGATGAGGGGTTGGAAGCGTTAAGGCAATATCAGCGGGAATATGATGAGGATAAGAAAACTTTTCGACAAACTCCACGCCATGACTGGTGCTCACATCCCGCAGATGCGTTTAGAATGCTTGCAGTTGCTTATAGACAAAAAGCAAAAGATCAGACACCGCCCAAGGGCAAGACCCTGCAAACCATCACACTTGATGAGCTGTGGGATTATGAGATGCAACATAAAGAGGAGCGAATATGAGCCAGCCTGTAGCAGAAGTAGGTGCATATAAAAACATGACGGCATCAGGTGCAGTCACAACAGGCCCATGCCAGTTGCTTGGGTTTTACGTTAACAACACCACCGCAGGCACAATGGTGTTAACTGACGGCGGCGCAGGTGGCACAGTTGTTTCAGGGACAATTACGCCAGCAATTGGGTTTCATCGATTCCCAGCCAACATTGGGACAAGCCTATATTTCACCGAGGGCAATGCGCTTGATGTGACATTCTTCTTTGCCAGCGGTAATTGATCATGTACGAAGAAAACGGCGCATACGAGGGAGAAGACCCAGGCCCGTACTGGCATGACCAAATTGAGACCGCTATCAAGATATTTGATAAGTGGGAAAAGCGTGGCTTAAAGGTTATTAAGCGGTATCGTGACGAGCGTGATGCCATTGAGATGCCGAGGATGAAGTTCAATATCCTTTGGTCAAACATCCAAGTGTTGTTTCCTGCCCTGTACGGCAGACAAGCCAAGCCCGAGGTCTCACGCCGTTACATGGATCAAGACCCTGTGGGTCGATTGGCATCCACGATGCTTGAGCGTGTCATGGAGTACGAGACCATGCAATTCGGTGACTTTGACGCTGCCATGTCTGGTGCGGTACAAGACAGATTGTTGCCTGGTCGGGGTACAGCGTGGATTCGCTATGAGCCTGTGATTGTTAACGAACAGCCCGAGGCAACCGAGACCGCAAAGGAAATGGAAGAACCTGGCGAGGCTCAGGTCTACGACACGGTGGAAGACCCGACAGAACGCATTGACGCAGCTCACAGCCCGATTGATTATGTCTACTGGTCAGACTTCTTACATTCACCAGCTCGCACATGGGATGAGGTCTGGTGGGTAGCCCGAGCCGTTTACATGACCAAAGACGAGGGCGTAGAGCGTTTTGGTGACATATTCAAGAACGTCAGCCTAACCAGTTCCAACACCGACATGGACGGTAAAAATCCATTGACCGCTAAGATGACCTACGATAAAAAGGCGATGGTCTATGAGATTTGGAACAAGCGTACAGGTAAGGTTTGTTGGATAGCTAAGGGTTATCCGCAAGCGTTAGATGAGCGTGATGACCCGTTGGAGTTGGAAGAATTCTTTCCATGCCCTAAGCCGTTGATGGCGACCACCACCACGGGAACAATGATCCCTGTGCCTGATTACTGTGAATACGAAGATCAGGCGCAAGAGCTGGACAACCTGACACAGCGCATTTACCTGTTGACAAAGGCTTGTAAAGCGGTCGGTGTGTTTAATGCTGAGTTTAAAGAGTTGGCTCGAATGTTTAGCGAGGGCGTGGACAACAAGCTATTCCCTGTGACAGCATGGGCAGCAATGTCGGAAAAAGGCGGCTTAAAGGGCGCTATCGACATGATGGACACATCGCAGATCATTGTGACTTTGCGAGAGCTGTATGCCGCCAGAGAACAAGTTAAGCAGTCGATCTACGAAATCATGGGCATATCGGACATTTTGCGTGGATCGTCTAAAGCCCAAGAAACCCTCGGTGCTCAACAGCTTAAAGCCAACTTTGGTAGTTTGCGGTTAAAGAGTAGCCAAGGTGATGTTGCTCGATTTGCGACTGACATCTTTAAACTTAAAGCGCAAGTTATATGTAAGTTTTACCCGCCTGAGTTAATTGTGGAAATGTCTGGGGTGATGAACACGCCCGATGGTCAAGACCCGCAAATGTTGCAAGCGGCGATCCAGATGCTGTCCAACAGCACAATTAGAGATTTTCACATTGCGGTGGAAGCTGACAGCCTAGCTCAGATTGACGAGCAAGCCGAAAAGCAGGGCGCACAAGAGGCTATCCAAGCTATTGGTTTATTCTTGCGTGAGGCTATCCCTATGATTGCCCAAGCGCCTGAGACATTGCCAATGGCCTCTGAGATGCTGTTATTCCTTGTACGCAGGTTTAGGGCTGGTAGAGGGTTGGAGAGCGCAGTTGAAAGGGCAATGAAAGCTTTGCAAGACAAAGCAGATGCGGCTAAACAACAACCGCCACAGCAAAATCCTGAGATGTTGCAAATGCAAGCTGAACAGCAGGCAGAGCAAATGCGGATGCAAGCACAGGCTCAGACTGAGCAGATGAAAATGCAAGCGCAAGCCCAGATTGAGCAAGGCAAGGCACAGCTTGAAATGCAAATGCATCAAGCTAAAACTCAGGCAGAAATACAATTGGCGCAAATGAAAGCTGAGTTTGAAGTTGCTAAGCAAAATAATGAAATGCAGATTAAAGCCAGAGAAATGGCGGGAAGGGAAGAATATGAGCGATGGAAAGCAGAACTGGATGCAGCGACTAAGATCATGGTCGCAAGGATTGGTAGCAACCCTGGTGTCGACTTACCAGTTATTGAGGCAGCGACTTCGCAAATAACCAATGAGTTGGGTGCGCCAATTATGGATGCAGTCAATAAGATGGTGGAAATGCACGACCAGATGGCAAATATGCACGGTCAGACCATGCAAAACATTGGTGAGGCAATGAGAAAAATGGGTGCGCCCAAGCGTGTAGTGCGAGGGGCTGATGGAATGGTAATAGGTGTAGAGGCAATCCAATGAGCTTAGTCCTTGCCGATAGGGTTAGAGAAACCACCAATTCAACTGGAACAGGCACAATAACTCTTGGTGGCGCAGTTTCAGGGTTTCAGTCATTTAGCGTCATTGGCAACAACAACACGACCTATTACACGATCTCAGGCGGTACTCAGTGGGAAGTAGGAATAGGCACGTATTACGGCGGGACTTTAGCCAGAACAACCGTAATTTCCTCATCTACAGGCTCAATACTTGATCTTGCGGCGGGTAGTAATGATGTCTTTGTCACTTATCCTGCGGAAAAGTCAGTTAATCAAGATGCTAATAATCGTGTTTTGATACCTTACACATCAGGCACAACCAATGTTGGCTCTTTAAATGTTGGCAATGTTACTGGACACACCGACTCGGGCGTGATTGCAGGGTTTACGGCAAGTGAGCCGTTATATCTTTACACCAGCTTGCAAAATACCGATTCAGGTGCAACATCGTATGCCAGTTATGCGGTTAATGATGGCGGTCATACGGCCTACGGTGAGCTTGGAATAAATAACGCAAATTACAGTTATGCGGCTGCGGGATTTCCCAACAATGGGTTTTCTACACCATTGGCAACTTTTGTTGAATCTTATGGTGGCCCACTTGTACTTGGGAGCTGGGACAGCCAAAAGATCAGTTTTATTGTTAATGGGTCGGTTAATACAACTGACGCAATGACCATTAACACCAATGGATCGGTGGCATTTAACGGTCAAGTTGGCTCGGCAGGTCAGGTATTGCAAAGCAATGCCACAAGCGCACCGACATGGGTTACACCAGCAAGCGGCGGCACAGTTACAAGCGTATCGGGTACTGGTACGGTCAGCGGTTTAACCTTAACTGGCACGGTAACTAATAGCGGGAATTTGACCCTTGGCGGCGCAATCACAGGATTTGCCGCAAGTGGAACAAACACCGACATCACATCGGTCACGCTAACCAGTGGCACGATTACTACTGCACCAAGTTCAAGCAATGACATTGTTAACAAATCTTATGCCGATTCAATTGCGTCTGGCGTTAACTTTCATGCTGCGGCGCAATACGCAACAACAGCAGCATTGCCAGCAAACACTTACAACAATGGAACTTCTGGGGTTGGTGCAACTCTAACAGCTACTGCAAATGGCACGCTGACAATTGACAGCTACACATTAGTTGTTGGTGATATTGGTAAGCGTTTACTGATAAAGAATGAGGCAACTCAAGCTAATAACGGTGTATATACATTAACTCAAGCTGGTACTGCATCACTTCCCTACATCCTGACAAGAGCAACCGACTATGACACCAGCGGAGCAGGTACAAATGAAGTGGATCAGGGTGATTACATACTTGTAATTAGCGGAACAGTTAATGCCAATACATCATGGGTGCAACAAACACCATTACCAATTACAATT